TCGATCGGTTTCAACCGCAAGCCCCGTATGGAGGAGCTTGAGGATCGTGGTGGTGGTCGCCGTGGTTTCGTGGACGCCATCTTCGGCGTTGCCGTAGCCAATCCCCAGGTGCTCGGCAAATTCGCCGCAACGGCCTAACACACCCCGCCCGCACAGCCGGTGGCCCTTTGTCCTTTGGGGCCACCGGCACTCGGGCCGCTTTTTCATCCTGATGAACGACGCGCTCAAAGAAGTCCTCTCGGAACTCCCCGGTGATCTTGCCGAAGGGGCGAAGAACGAACTACTGGATCAATGGAACACGAAGGCTGTGCAAGCGGACGCCCGCCAGCACGCCATCGCGGCAGACCATGCCCAGCAAGCTCTCCGCTCGATTGAGGGCATTGGCGCGTTGTCTCTCAGTATCGACCCCCAGATTTATCATTTTTGGAATTGGAAACTGCCCGGTTGCTGGCGCGACAGCGATTTCATCCGCTGGTTTAAGCGCAACTTCCCGCAATGCGTCGTGCGCTGCGGTGGCACGGGCAAGTTCGCACTCCTCATGCCGGGCTTGAAAACCGCTTGATGCAAGACGACGACCAGCCCCGCGACACAAAATTTTGGGTAGGCGAGCTTACCCAAGCCGCGACCGATGGCGGCTGGTTCAGTGCCACCCGAGGCCGGAACTACGACACCCGCATGGCCCTGTGGGATGGCCAATCCTCCGATGGCCGCAAGTGGGCCGAAAATCTCGGTAGAAACCCGTTCCCATGGAATGGGTCCAGCGACTCACGCATCCGCTTGGCCGACCTTGTTTGCAACCGCGAGACCCAACTTTGTCTCACCGCCACCTTCGCCGCCCGCCTGCAAATGATGCCGATCGAATCCTCCGACGCCATGGCCCGCACCGCCGCCGAGAGCGTGATGAAGTGGATGCTCTTCCAGCACTGCGCCTCCGACTTGCGCCGGGAACTCGAAATCGCCCTCAACATCCGCGCCACCTACGGCCTCGCCGTGATGGGTTGCTTTTGGAAAACGACAACTCGCGTGGAGGAAAAATCCATCTCGCTTGAGGATTTGATCGCCATGGCCGCCGAGACCCGCGACCCCGCCGTGGAGTCCTTCATCGGGGCCGTGCTCGACCCGCTGCAAGAAGACCTCGCCATCGAGATGGCCGAGCAATACGCCCCCGGCACCGGCTCCGCCGCAAATATCCAAAAGCTCCGCGAGGGCGGCACGGTGGAATACACCCAGCCCTACATTTTTGAGAGCAAGCCCGAGTGGACGGCGCTCGAGCCATTCAACGATGTGCTTTTCCCCACCGCGACCTTCGACCTCCAGCGCGCCCCGTGGATCGCCCGCCGCGAGTTGGTGACATGCGAGGAGTTGGAGGAGCGCACGCTCACCGAGGGCTACCCCGAGGAATTTTACGAGCAAGCCGAGCGATTCAAAGGAGCCAGCCTGTGGCCGATTTACAGCCAGCAAAACCACAACCGGCGCGACAGCATTCTCTGGCAGGACAACCGCGACCTCGTTGAGATTTGGCATGTCTATTCCAAGGAGACCGATGAGGAGACCGGCGCGACCAAGGTCATGTGCCGCGTCATGCACCCGAATGTGAGCCTCTTCGCCAAGGAAGAAATTTCTCCCTACTCGCACGGCGAATACCCCTTCATCGAGCTGCCCCGCGAGCGCATCACCCGCTGCCTCCTGGAAAGCCGTGGCATCCCCGAAATCGTCTCGACCATGCAGGCCGAGATCAAGACCCAGCGCGACTACCGCACTGATCGCGCCGGGATCGCCATACTCCCCCCCATGCGCGTGCCCGCAAACCGGGGTCGCCTTGAGCTCATCCTCGGCCCGGCCACGCAGATCCCCGAGCGCCGCCCGAATGAATTTGGCTGGATGCAGCCGCCGCCCTTCGACCAGGGCACCATCGAGATCGAGCGCGCCGTCCGCCGGGATGTGAATGAATACTTCGGCATGGCAGGCGAGGGGGTCGATCCGAACTACGCCGCGCTCGTGCAGCAGCACATGGTGGATCGCTGGCTCCGCGACTTCAAAGCCATCCTCTCGCAGACCTACCAGCTCATGCAGCAATACATGCTGCCGGTGCAAATCCTCCGCGTCTCCGGGGGGCAGGCCACCCCGTTCCAAGCCGACCGCGAAAGCATCCAGGGCAAGTTCGACCTCATGGTTGATTGGGACGCCAAGAACCTCGACGCCGAAGCCCTCGGCGTAAAGCTCGACTACATCTCCAAAGCCATCGTTCCGATGGATGTCGCCGGTGTCATCGACCGCGCCGGGCTGGTGAAATTCATCATGGCCGCCGTGGATCCGAATCTCGCCGACCTCCTCGTCCGCGACCCCGGCCCCGCCGCCGCCATCGAGTCCAACGAAGAGCAACTCGCCTACACCAAGATCGCCGCAGGCACCGAACCCGAACTCCCCACCGAGGGCCAAAACCACCAGCTCCGCGCCCAAGTCCTCCAAGGCATCATCCAGGCGAACCCCGCCGTGCAGCAGCGTTACCAGCAGGACGAGATTTTCCGCAACATGATCGACGCCCGCTTGAAGGGTTTCAACTTCCAGCTCCAGCAACAACAAAACGCCCAGATCGGTCGCCAAGGCACCCTGCCCGCGTTGCAACAAGCACCGCCGCAACCAACCCAATCACCCCAACCAACCCAATAAACCACCATGAGAACCGTCACATTCCAATCCGTCCTCGACGGAGCCGCTTCACGCATCGGGCTTGACCCGACGCAGACCATCCAACCATCCACAGCGTCCGCGCTGACGGAGTATATCAACACCCGCATCCGCTTTGCGTGGGAAGCCTACAAGTGGCCGGAGCTTTCGGCTATCGAGAAGCGCCAGTTCCGCCCGACTTTTGATGCGGCCGCGACCTATGCCACCGGGGCGGAGGTTTTCTATCTTGGAAGCTACTACCGCAAGACCGGCACAGGAGCAGTCGGCGTGGTGCCAACCGTCACCGCCACATGGACCTCCTCGACCTCGCTTACAGATTTTGTGCGGTCGATTGATTTTGACCAGGCCTTCACAGCGACATCGAGCACCACAGCGGCCACGCCCATCGGCGAAGTGCTGCATGTTTACCGCCAAGACCCCCGGGTGGTGCGCTACGCCGAGCGCGTCAACTTCTGGGTCACTGACTCGGGAGCCATTGTTGGGCCAACTCAATTCACGAATGCCACGCCAAACGAGGTCTTCGTCGAGTTCACGATTCGCCCGACCATGTTCAACACAGCGTCGAATTCCGAGCCTTTCCCTCGCGTGCTTTCCGAGTATGTGAAATTCGCCAGCGCGGCCGACGCCCTCCGCGAGGACGGGCAGTTCGACAAAGCCGCCTACATGGACGGCCTCGCCACCGATGCCCTGCAAAAAGAGATCGACATCATTGAGCTGAAGCAGGGCCAGACTCGCCTGCAAGGCACCCGCCGCGACCTCTACCCGTCCACTCCGATGCAGCGGGCGACATCCAGCCCCATCGCCAGCGCACTCGACAAAGCTCCCCGTCAGTAACGCATGAAGACCGTCCGTCTCCAGCAGCTCCTCGACAGCATTACGGCACGCGCCGGGATTGATCCCGCGCTGCCGGAGAATGCGCATCGGGGTGCGCTGGTGATGGACTATGTGCAGGAAGCGGTCAACTACGCCTGGGAGTTTTTTGATTGGCCCGAGATCACTCACACCGAGGAGCGCATTGTTTTGGGCGCAGGCTTTGCCGAGGGCGGCTACACCTACGAGGCCGACTATGCTGGGACCGTCTCCTACATTGGCCGCGCTATCGAAGGCAGCACATTTGACCAAGCCGTGTGGCGCATCAAGCGCGTCACCACCACAACGGCCGGGGCGGTCTTGAATATCGACACCGCCCTCAATGTGGCTTGGAACAATCGCCTCACGGCCACCTATGTCGAGGACAACCAAAACTCGCCATCCACCGAGATTCCCTATGTGCTGCTTTACTCCGAGGGCCGCACGCCCATTGGCGCAGTCTCTGCCGTGTATGCGTCCAATCCCGACACCTCGCTCGCGTATTCGCTGAAATTCAGCATCACCGCCGACCGGCTGCTTATCACCGACACCGCTTATGCGGGAGGAACGGTTTACATCTCATTCACCGAGCCAGTGCCGGAGTTCACTATCGCCAGCTACGATGGCAAGACCGCCTACGCTTTTGGTGACCTCGTTTACCACAACCCCACCGGCGACTGCTACCGCGCCATTCTAGCCACCACCGGCAACGCCCCGACAAGCACCGTCTATTGGTCCAAGCAAGCCGTCCCTTTCTTCCTCGGCGACTACATCAAGACGACCGGCCTTGCCTCCATCCTGCTCGAAGAGCCCGGCATGGAGAACAAAGCCAACTACCTCACCGCCCGCGCCGAGGGGCTGTTGATGAAAGCCATGGACGATGCCTGGCTCCGCAAAGGCGAGGTCCGCCACTACTCCGCGAAATTCGACTTTCGATGAACGCCACCCCGATCCCACGGCAACTCAGCGTTTCAAGTGCGAAGACCACCCGCACCGGCAACGGCGCGAGCACCGTGTTCTCCGTGGACGGCCTCAAATCCTCGGACCCAA